ATAAAGCAAAAGATTAGAGTTGTGAATGATCCGGTGTTGAATAAATATTTAAATAAGTTTTTGGAGAAAAAAGTAAAAGAGTTGGGAAATGTAGAGGAACAAATCGTGTATTATGAAGATAGGATAAAGGAATTGAGAGGACAATAAGAATGATAAAGCTTCCAAAGTACACAGATAAATATGTGGATGAATATCGTACGCAGATTGGACAGAGTGTATATAACAAGGCGTTTAATGATGCAATTTTCTGGAAAACAGTTTTTCCAGAGAGTTATGATGGAACGACTCTTCGTAAACAATTTTTTTTAGATGTTTTATTATTGCCAATAAATGAAATTTGTGCAAAATATGATTCGGTAAAATGTTATTATGATTTTGCTTTTTTTACGTCATTGAGTATTGAACGAATACACAACGGAGAAAGATCAAAGAAGAATAGAAAACTAAACAGGGAAAAGTATATTAATGGTTATGTTAGGTGCAATAGATATGCCAATAAGTTGTTGGGCAAAGTAGTTTCTTTAAAAAATCCTTCTGTTAGCGATAAGAATTTTATAGAATTTCAAAAAATGATGAGGAAAATTCTAAATAGAATAAATAGAGATGTCAAGAAGAGTATTAACTATGATGATATAAAAA